CCTTTCTTCACCAGAATCGACTGGTTGATAGAAGAAAAGTTTTCGAGAAGGTCAATAGTTTTTTCAGAAAGTTTCATATCCACGCTCAGTAGTCTCCTTGTCTAATCCAGCGAAGTGATAAAGAAGAACAGCATAGTGAATGATCTTCTTGATGTCCATTTTAGCAGATCCCTTCTTATCGTAGCGGGATGCATACTTTAAAATATTGCTACGGCAGAAAGCAGCAGCATCTCCGCAAGAATCAATCAGATCGAGAGTCTGAGTGCCACTGCCAGAGTTGTAGTGAGCACGATATGTGTCACTAATATAGTCCTTCACAATTTGAAGGATCTCATCTTCATTGTATTTGTACACAGAGTTGTTAGGGGTTGTAATCTTGAGTTCAACAGCTGTTGCATAGTCGGGGCTGTTGGGAGCAGGTGTCCATTCATAACCACCATTGGCGGCAACAAATGCCTGTTCGTCTTCAGGACCGTACATTTCGTCGTATAAAAAAGACCATGCTGTCATTGTAGCATCTCCTTAGTGAAATTGCAAATCAAAAATATTAAAACTCATTGTAATTCGAGTTACATCACTTGTAAAGGGATACACACAATGTTTTAGGTCTGCAGGGAAGACATACATTTGTCCTGTTTTTGGAGTTACTTTGTATGATCCATATGCCATAAAAGTTTTGGGTCCATAAACAAACTCTAACATTCCAGGAGAAGGACAATTAGTTTTTCCTTCCCACAGAAGATGTTCTTTTTCAATCTCTTCTGGAATGTCGATGAATATTACTACACTCAACACTCCATCATGAACATGTATTGGATTAAACTCGTTCTTTTTTTGGTAGTTAATCCAAGGACCGTTCCCAAGATTATATGAGATAGAGTTTGGCGCTGACCCATCACCATATCTATTGAAGTTCCCATCAACATACTCTTTTATATGAGGAGCGATGTGCTCAATAAAAGTATTTGGTTGTAGTACAGCATTTCTCTGACTTACTATATTTCCTGCCAGATCGGATATGTGACTCGCATCTACAGAATTCTCAGCAGCTTCTTTAAGGAAAGAAAGAAACTCCTCAGATATATCTGCGACATAGAGAGAAGGACCAAAAGGATTAATCAGCATAGCAGAATAAGAAATCTTTTACTAAACTTTCTGCCTTGTCCTTACCAAATTTATTTTCTAGGTATCCACTGACAGGATCAAGTTTTGTCATGTATCTATCAAAATCAGAGTAAGAAGATACTTGATATCCACTAGGACATGCAGATTCTAGCATATCTTTGTAGATGTTGAGATACTTTTTAAAGGTATCAAGGTGATCATTGACCTCACTCATGGTACATTTAGCAACATAAATGTGATCAGAGAAATGATTTCCAGGTTCAAAGAAACGAAAATTGCCTTCTGATTTGGGAAGATCTGGATGAGTGAAGAGGTAATTTTCTACTGGGTGTTGGAAATCAAATACAAGAACGACTTTCTTTTCAAAGAAACCCATTAGGTCCATCCCAAAGCAAGGGAGGTTAGATCCCGTCTTAGGATAGATGATCGTGTTGTAGATACAGGACTTCTCATCCCAGATCTCAACTTCTCTAGACTTAATAATATATCTGTTGCTGTAGATTTTTGCAGAGAGGGAGGTTCCTTTCTCCTCCCAATCTGCCCAATCACAGATATTTTCTAGATCAGGAAAGGTCTCCCACAGAACTTTCTTGTACTCCTTCCACAGGTTTTGCGAAATCGACATCTGCATCAACTTTATCGTAAAGGTCAAGGAAAGCACTCTTGGTCTCATCGTCGAAACGATTCAAGCAAACTTGAATTGCTTTTTGCTTATCGTTCCAGATGGAGAATGCCCGAACAATGTGAACGAGACGACGAGTAGAAATAACCTCGTCAACTCCACCATCGTAAAAGGTCTTACGGATGATGTCTGCCCAATCACAGAGACGCTTACAGAAGTCAGCATCGCTGCAGAGACCAGAGAGAATCTTCTCCTCAGTTTTGACAGTTGGATATTCCTGCTCAAAGGTCACAGGGAAACGCTCAAGGAATGCTTCATTCAGAACATTGGTGCCGATGAAACGACCATCATCGCTACCCTTACCCTTGGTATTAGCAGTAGCAATGACATTGAAACCAGCAGCAGGGGTCACTTGCTTACCGATTTTCTTGAGGAAGACACCTTTGCCCTCCAGAATAGATTGCAGACACAGGATCTTGTTAGATGCCAGGTCGATCTCGTCTAGAAGGAGAACAGCTCCACGCGAAAGAGCCTCCACGACGGGTCCATTATGCCAGACAGTTTCGCCATTAACAAGACGGAAACCACCAATAAGATCATCCTCGTCAGTTTCAATCGTGATATTTACACGAATCAACTCCCTATTTAGTTGGGCGCATGCCTGCTCTACACTAAAGGTTTTACCGTTACCAGACAGACCAGTGATAAAAGCAGGATAGAAAATACCGCTCTGGATGATCTTTTTAATATCTGAAAAATTACCAAACTTGACGAAGGTATCATCTTTCTGAGGTACGAGATTTTGTTCGATTGCAGGCAAAGCAGCAGGTGCATTGTAATTTTGTTCAAGTTTTTCTTGAACAGTCAAGTTCCACACACCACGCTTAACCTTGAATTGCTCAAGTTTTTTGGTGACCGTTGGATAAGAAATACCCTGAGCAGCACAATACCCACGGACATCAGCAGCAGTGATGTTGTCTCCGAAAGCATCACGGAGAGAATTGACGAGATGATCAGAAGTCAAGCGAGGCATTGGATTTCCTTTGGTATGTATACATTATAGCGTAGGAGTCGTGGTCTACCGACCCCTAGTGGACAGTTCGTCAGGCGACCAATTCGATGAATTCATTCAATACACGCTTATTCATCTTCTTATTCGCTAGAGACTTCCTAAAAGCACTCTTAATTTGAGACTTAGATGCATCATCAGATACTTCAAATTCAGAAGTTTGAGAAAGAACTTGATTACCAAGAACAATGTAAGAATTATATCCGTAGTTCTTAATAGTGAAGGATTTTTCTTTCCTCCATTGAGAGCGAGCTTTCTCTTGATCCGAATACTCAGGCAGATAAGAGTAGATCATGGAGTTATAACTACATCCAGGTCCGATGATACGGAACCCAACAAAGTTAACTTCAGAAAATGTTGACTTGAGATCATCAAGCAGTGCTTTAGTGAAAAGATGATAGATCATTGACAGACGAGTAATTTCTCCAGTCTTAGGATTACGCAAGAAAGTTTGGTCAGTACACCTGCGATTACGAATCTGTGCTTCTCCTTCCCAGTTACGCTGAAGCATTACGGTACGAGAAAGTGGGGATGCTTCACCATCAGTCAAAATAACACAGTTAACTTTTTCAAGACCATACTTTTTCTTGAAACTAGGAATAATTTTGTGAAGAGTGAGCAATGCTTCATTCAAAGGGGTGCCAGAAAGATACATCCGAGGAGGACAAACTCCAGAATAATCGGTGAATGAGTGTGCAATATTCCAGATATTTTTCATTTGCTGCTCAGAAACAGCATTACTCACCTTGCTGGTGAGGATGTTCATCATGGAAAAACTGTCGCTAATGTACAGTTTGTCTTCCTCAGTGGGAATGGTAGGGAATTCCTTTGCCCTGTAATTCCACTCATTAGTGAAAGCAAAGACATCGTAAGGAATACCAACCTTTCTACAGAACCAGATCAGATTGTACAGTTGCTTGATGGTGGGAATCATGACATCTGCCATAGATCCAGACCAATCAAGAACAAAGACTAGACCATGATTCTTACCGTCAGGAATGACAGTCACTTTTTTGAACAAGTCTTCATTGTACTTGTAGGTATGAAGTTTGGTGCAGTCAAGGACACCAGTGCGAGAAGTGGTAGCACGAGCATAAGCAGCAGCAGACTTCTTACACTCAAATTCTTTCACAAGATAGTTGACTTCTTTTGCAGATTCTTTCTTGAACTTGACATAATTGTCATGATGAATTCCAGCAAGACGATCAATAAACTCTAGAGACCGTTCTTTCCATTCATCCCAAGCAGATTCAATATACTCATGAATCTCTTCGGTAGGAACAATGATATGCTCAATGTCAAGATTAGGGATAGAAACATAGGAAATAAAGTTGTCACTGGTATCAGCGAGTTCACGCAACTTGTCTGCTAAAGAGTCAACAGTCTTAGTCTCATTCTCATTTACCGCAGTGTTGTTTTCATCTAAAGAGTTGCTGTCTTCTTCAGACTCAGATTCTTCCGACTTGTCTTCGGACTCACCACTGTCCTCAGAATCGCCAGGAGGAGACTTCTGCTGCTGAGGCATTGGTTGTTCACCCTGTTCACCCTCAGAACCGCTTGTAGACGATTGTGGAGGGGTGGGAGATTCAGTTTCTGTCAGAGATTCATTTGCATACTCACCCATCAAACGAGCCGCCTCTAGCGCATCATCGAAGGTTTCTGCATTAGCAATTGCATTGATAATATCCATCTCCTTACCACGATTGATAGGGATCTTGACATAACTACCAATCTTAAACCAAAGATTTGCACGATCAGCGAAAGAAAACTTGCTTAGATCTTCTCCCTCCAGTTCAAAGAAGTCTTGATCTTGAAGATTGGAGTACCCACGATAGAAAGTTTTAGTCAGACCAGCATAACGACGCTTGATCAACTTCTCAATGCGAGCATCCTCGGTGATGTTCACAAAGTTGTGGGGAACATTCTTCCACTTCTCCTCTTTGTCCCAAGGACGAGGATCGGTATACAATGCATGGCCAACTTCATGTGCTACCAAAAGATCGTATACATCTACAGAAGAGATCTTCCAAACAGGAAGAGTCAGGACACGGCGAACCACATCGAACTGAGCGGTCTCCACATTGCGGTGCTCGATGATCAGGTTCTCGGTGGCGAGCAGTTTGGCAAGTTTTCCTTTGACTTCGTGCAGCATGGTCCCCTCTCGTATGGACCTATTATAAAGCAAAAGGGGGTCCTAAGACCCCCCTGTGGACAGTTTGGAAAGTGGTTCACACTCCCTTCAATCTAGCCACAGAGGCTTTTGCTGCCTCCATCTCTTTAGTGAGTGCATGATCATCGCCATGATATCCATCTCTTTGATTCTTAACTGCTCTGCGTGCTCTATCAGCAGGAGTACCTTCAACAATGCTCTGTCTCCACCCTTCACTCATGTTAGCCATGATAGCGAGTGCTGCCTTTTCATTGTCGGCATACCCTTCACTCATTAAGTATCCCTTGACAAGTTCAAACATATCAACACTATTGTTTTGTTGAATATTCTTTTGTTGTTGATCTCTAGTTACAGTGGATCTCTTGGTGCGGTTGATCTTTACGCCCACTTTTTCAAGACCACCTTGGATTTTTTTGGTCGCACTATCAACTGCTTTCTGAGCACCAGAACCCAGGAACTCATCAAGTTGCTGCTCAGCGTAAACATTCTTATACGCTTGCTCTAGAAGACTAAAATCTTTAGGTTCCATTTTGACAAAGACTTTTTAGTTATTTATGTCTTCATCGAATCATACAGGCAACAGTAACTCTCCAGAACGGAGTATCTACCTTGATAGGCAGAGCATCGTGTAGTTCATTTGATCTGAATAGAACAAAATCTCCAGGTTCAAAAGTGTATGTGCGATCTTCAATCTGCAGTTCTCCACCCCAGGAAGGATCCCACTGAGGTGACAAGAATCCAACGATACTCCAAGTGAATTTGCCCTTGGCATCACCATCGGTATGGAAAAGAGAGATGTTACCTTTTCTTTGTGCATTGAATCCTACTGCACCAAGACCACCGACAGGAAGAACAAATCCATACTCTTCCTCAATCTGGTCTCTAATCCTACCCATCAGAGATACAAAGTATCCAGCAAGAAAGGGACTGTGGATACCATTAGCATCCATAGCCATCGCTCTAGGATAGTGCGTAAGGGGATCATCACTACCAGCATAGGCACCACCGATCTTCCAGATCGATTCTCCCATTAGGTGACCATACAACTGGTCGATGTCACCTTTACTTAAAACATTTTTCGCAATGTACATTATCCATTAACCGAAGATTTTTCAGACATGTAAGAGAATCCACCTTTCTTGGAGAATTCAATTACATTGTTAAATTTATCTAGCATATCTCCTTTGTGAGATATGACAAAAGTGTTTGCGTCTTGAATGACATACCTGATAATCTTGGTAAATTCGTCTGTACCAACAGTATCAAGAGAACTGTCAAAGACTTCATCTAGGATGAGAAGATTTGTATTTGCCGAGTTTTTGAACCTGGCAACTTCTCTCCAAGCGAAAAGAAGTGCCAGGTCAATTCTCATCTTCTCCCCCTCAGAAAACGAGGAATAGGTGAACTTGTCGTGAACAGGACTCTGAATGGTCTCGTTAAATTCTTCATCAAGATGGAAGTTAATATAGAAGTCCATCATCTGAAGATAACGGTTAACTTGCTTATTGATGAGAGGAAGATACTTTTTGATTATCTTTGCTTTTACTCCGCCGTCCTTAAGGAGCGAGTACGCGAAATCGTTGTATTTTACTTCCTCGTTCTTTTCAGCAAGTTTACCAAAAACTAATTGGAGATCATTCTTGAATCCTTCTAACTTCTCATGTTCAGAATTTCTGTTTTGTAGCTGACTGGTAAGAGTTTGAATTTCTGATTGTAGATCTCCGACCTGTCGCTGATACCCAGCAATCCGAACATTGTTTTGAGAAATGTCATGCGTTAGACTAGTAACCTCCGAGGACAGTTTAGTGAAAAGACGCTCTCTGTTCTCTTCTTCTTTTATCGAC